TCCGCCACATCCTCAGAATAGCAGCGCTGTCCATCGTCCGCCATTAGGTCGGTGAAAAATAGCTTAAAAATCCCGTCCGGCACTCCGTGACTTCGAAGTGTTTGTGCAAATGCCCCGTTTAACCATTCGCGGATATCGGCAGCAGCAAAATCGTTCCACTCCGACCTGTCGAACTCCATACGATTCACCGATTCGGAAGCGATGCATTCCGCGTAGTCTCTTGCTGTGTGAAACACCGTCCACTTCACGCCGCCCAGTTCAAATTCCAGCCCCGGGCGAAGCTCTTGCTTGCTTTCGTTCATTGCTCATTCTCCTTTTTCTGTTTTTTGTGATAACCGCCTACTCACTCATACGTGTACCTGGACGCGCTGTCGTCCCCGGTTCTTTCTGGGAAATAGTAGCTCTCGTGAATCGCCCCTAAAGGGAAATCAAACCGTAACGTATAAAACCGACCTTGTGGATGTATGTACACCACCGTTCCCGCCGTCTTCTTAACTGGCTGCTTGGGAATCGAGATACCCGACGGCGCGAAGACGTTAATCTGCTCCCGCACAGTGTCGCCAAGCTTCATTTTCGCATTCCCTCCCTGGCCTCGGCGGACAGCACCGCCACCATGGCATCGTAATCAATCAGCGTGCGGCCTCCGGCCTTTAGCACCGGAATCGTCCGCTCCTTCGCTCGCCGCTCCACATAGGTTACGGGAAGCCCCGCCCGCCTCGCCGCTTGCAGCGCCGTCAGGAACCGCTTTGCTTCCTTGCCTTCATTCTCCATCCTGTTTTCCTCCCATGTCCGCCACCGGAATCGGCGGCACGTACCGCATTGCCTTGTACTTTCCATAAGTCATTCCCGCGTTCCGCGCTTCGGCAGCTTCCCGCGTCAGCCTGTCCCACTTCGGGTTTATCTTGATTTTGTCCGCCACGGCCTCCGCCTCCTTGACTTTCCTTCGATTTTTTGTTATCATAATGCCATCCTTTCTGCACCTTGCCGCTCCCGGTTTCTCTTCATTTCCGGGGGCGGCGCTTTTTGATAGTCTGGGCAGTGGGTAACCATGCATCGGTTCCCGGCTGGCCGCTGGCAGCTCTGCCCCCGGTGGGCGCGGTAGCAGCACCGCACCGGGTTTCCGCCGTCCAGCTTGTCCCGCTGACAACTCAGGCACAGGCATTCCGGGCACAGCACCCGGCACCGGGCGCGAATATCAAATGTCTTCGCTGTGCCCATCGCTCACCACCATACACTGCGTCCCACTTATCGCGCCCTGTACGTCCCACAGCCTCTCACTTATAACATTCGCTATCGGAGCCTCTCGGAAAAAGTTCGCGTCCTTCTCAAAACTATTCTTGAGCGTGCTGTATACCGACCGGATAATCGTGCATACGTCTGCTACCTGTTCCGGGGGTGTCCCGTGGAATTTCCCTTCCGTGTGGCCTTTCTCCGTGTAAATGTCTATCATACTGCCTCCTTCTCCCCGCCACGGTGCGGGGCTTTTGCTTGTCTTACTTCCTGCGGAACCTTGCACAGCGCTGGAACCGCGCACACAATGAACATTCCCCACCAGAGCCACATAGCCCTAGAGCCTTGCAGCACCGCCACGAACTCGAATATCAAGCAGGTGCCCGCTACCAGGCCAACCAGCCATTGAATCACGGCTTGCCGCCGCTTCTGTCTGATGGCAATGTCCGCTTTCTTCTCCAGGTACAGTTCCTCGCCCTGGCGAATCAGCACCATGTCGTTGACGTTCCATTCCCGCCGCTTTGCGAACATGGAGAAAAGCTCCTTGTCCTTCTCATCCAGCTCTGGCCGGAGGTCTTGCAAATCAATCACTTCTTTGCGCATTCATGTTCCCTCCTTTACCCCTCGTAGCGTATCAGGGGGACAATGTTTTTCAGCTCCTTTTCGCTGTACCCCAGCAGCCGCAGGACATCCTCCGGCTGGATGTGCAGGAACTGCACCAGCTCCCGCAGCCTGTCCACGGGAATCCGCCCGGGGTTGTCCAAAATCTGGCTTAGTCGGCTCCCCGACACCCCCAGGCGCTCCGCCAGCTCGTACTGCGGCATTTCCATCATCGCCATCCGCCCCCGCACCAGCCGCCGGAAATCTGTGTCCCGGTATTGACCGTCATACTGTTTAATTCTTGACATAATTTTTCCTTCCTTTCTGCTACATGTTGTGTATTCACAAATTATTTACCACTATATATCGTGGTTTCTGGTTGCGTTCCTCTCCTATTAGTGGTAGGATATTTCCATCACACAATAGAAGGAGGAAACGCATGGCAACAAATACCAAACAGACAAGCTCCAAGGCTGCGTCTGCCGCGTCTAAGGTGCTTCGTGACGGTCGTACCAGCAAGGCAAGCAAGACGGCAGCCGGGAGTGCCTTGTCCCAAACCCCGAGTAAGAAAAAGAAGTAAGTGCTTCTTTTCCGAGGCCTCCGGCCTCGGTTTCTTCATTTCAGGGAGAATAGGCTCATAAAATCCGTATCTGGGAAAAAAGCCTCGTGAATCTTTTTGGCTTCCGCCAGGGTGAAGCTGGTGTGGCCGTACAATCTGCCGTTCAGTGTCTTGAAGGTGATGCCCAGCAGCGCAGTGATTTGCTTGCACATCACGCCCCGCTTTGCCATTTCCCCCACCAGCTCCGGGTACTGCGGCACCTGGCCGCTGGAATGTGGAACGCCCATGTTTCCGCCACCTTTCTACTCGTTCAAATCTTCGTCTATCTCGATATCAATGTGCGGATAGTATGATGCCAGTAAAATTTGACAGCCGCAGCTCGGACAGTCAATCATGGAAAATTTCTGTGGCGGCTCTGTGAATGTTTCAATCAAGTCTCGCGGTCGTTCTGCTATGTAAGTGGATTCCTTTTCCGGCACAAAGCGGAATCCACAAACGTCACATTTTGTTTTCTTCCTAAACATGAATACCTTTCGCTTCCTTTCTACTCGTTCAAAAAGTCATCAATGCTGCATTTCATAGCCTTGGCGATTTCCGCGCTTACCTGCAAGCTGGGATTTTTTGTTTCCCGCTCAATCTGGCAGAGCATCGCTTGGCTAATCCCGGCCTGGGCAGCAATCGCCGCCTGGGTGAAGCCCTTCCGCTCCCGGATGCTCCGAATATTTGCGCCTACACTCATTGCGTTTCCCTCCTTTTTGTGGTATGATGTAGGTGAATTTTTAACTTGGTTATAGTATATGCTTAAATTAATCAATGTCAACTTATAAATTGATTAAGTTTAATAATTTGTAACAATGCACAAAAGGAGGGGTTGCGCTTTGTATAATCCTGCCGATATTTCTGATAGGATAAAGCAAGCGGCAAAGGCCAACGGTATTCCAATGAAGAAATTGCTGGAAAATGTGAACTTGGGGGCAAGTACAATGAATAACATGAAAAATTCCGTTCCTAAAGCTGATAACCTCGCCAAAATTGCCGACTACCTGGATTGCTCCGTTGACTACCTCCTTGGCCGGGAAGCTGAAAAAAGCACGCTTTCCGCCACGCCGGACGAGCGGCAGCTCTTGGACGGCTACCGCCAACTGAACCAGCAGGGGAAAGAGCACATTCTGCAAACCATTGACATGGCTCGCAGCGTCTACACAAAAAATACGGAATCGCCCAGCATTGAGCAAGAAACCAATGCCGGGTAATTCCGTTTAGAAAAATATAGCCCCGCCACAGGGCGGGAAGAAAGGAGACATATATGCCGACAATTTGTATGTTTCGCGGAATCCGAATCTGCCTTTACTGGCGGGACCATATGCCGCCGCACTTCCACGCCTTTTACGGCGGTGGGGAAGTGATTGTCTCTATAGAGGATTTAGAAGTAATCGATGGCTCGATTCCGTCCAAACAGCTAAAAATGCTGCTTGGGTGGGCGGCTTTCCACCAGGACGAGCTGCGGGAGAATTGGGCGCTTGCCCGTGAAAAGCAGGAGCTGTTCGCCATCGAACCGCTGAGATAATCCAGCGCTTTTAGGAGGAAAACCATGTCTCGCACAGTTCAATATTATCTTTCCAAGGGGTTAGAGCCGGACGCGGCGGAATACTTTGCCCGGGGACGGCGGCAGCTTATCGGCGCTGTCGCCAATCGAGACTTCACGCTCATGCTGAGCTTCGACAACGGGGAAAAGCGCCTCTATAACGCTGCTCCCTTGTTAAAACCCGGCACCGTTTTCGCGCCCTTGGCTGATTGGTCAAATTTCCGCCGGGTGTATGTGGATGCCCAGCACTGCGCTGCTTGGGACATTGACCCCACCGTTGACAGCGACAAGGTGTGGAGCAACAAAGTGGATATTTGCTCCGATGCTTGTTATATGGACAGCGTGCCGATTCATGCGTAAATCTGCTTGCTGCCAATGGATAAAAAACAGCCCCGCCACAGGGCGGGGCAAAAATTCAGCGTAAACAAAACCTTGTTTCTCTCCCCTATTGTATCACGGATTTTTGCGTATATCAAGAAGCCTTTTGAAAAGGATGTGATGCGCTTTGAAAATGCCCGCCGCCCGCCAGCTCCCCTCCGGCACATGGTTCTGTCAGCTCCGGCTGGAAGGCCGCAGCATCAGCATCAGTGGGAAAACCGAGGAAGAAGTCGTTGCCCGCGCCATGGCAATCAAGGCCGGAATCATCAAATTGCAAAAAGCCCCGGAAAAGCGCACGCTCGCCCAGGCTTACGAGGCGTATATTTCCGAGTGTGAAAAGCGGGGGCTTTCCGCCTCCACCCTGGCCGGGTATCGCCGTCTGAGTGCCAACACCTTCCAGGCCCTCATGCCCCGGCAGCTCGGCGCTCTGACCTCCACCCTCATTCAGCGAGAAATCAACGCCATGGCCCGCGCTGGGAAGTCGCCGAAATATATTTCCAACGCCGTGGGCCTCCTGCGGCCCGTGCTGGCCGAATATTGCCCGGGTCTGGAACTCAACCTCTCCCTGCCCGCCAAACGCAAGCCTGACTTGCGGATGCCCTCCGATGAGGAAATTGGAAAGATTCTCTCCGCCGCGGTCGGAACGGAAATGGAGCTGCCCATTTTAATGGGCCTGTGGCTCGGTATGCGGATGTCGGAAATTCGCGGTGCCCGCTACCGGGACATCCACGGGAACCGGCTGCACATCTGCCGCGCAATCGTGGACGATGTGGCGGGCAATCCCGTGGAGAAGGACCCGAAAACCTATGCAGGTGACCGCTGGGAGAAGCTACCGGATTATATGCTTGCTCTAATCCCGCCCGCCGATGACCCAAACCGCCACCTGGTTGAGCTGTCCGGGCAGGCCATTTACAAGCGTTTCTCCCGTCTGCTGGATAAGGCCGGGGTAGAACACTGCCGCTTCCACGACCTCCGCCGCGCCAATTCCGCCGTAATGATTCGCCTAGGCATCGACAGCAAGTACGCCCAGGCCAGAAATGGTTGGTCGTCCGACCACATGTACAAGCAAGTTTATGGCTACATCATGGACGATAAACTCGCAGATGAAGCCACCCGCATTGACGATTATTTCGTGAAGAAACTAAAGAAATGCTAACGCGATTGCTAACGAGTTCTAAAAAGTCTAGTATCTAAGCCATATTTTAACCATTGTCTACGGGTTCGATTCCCCTCGGCTCCACCATTTGAAAAAGCGCTCGGATTTTATTTCCGGGCGCTTTTTATTAGTTTTACTGTATTTTCTGAACTTTTTTGGTATTTTTCACTTCGGCATTTTCACTAAAAATTCATGGTCGTTAGCATTTTATATAGGATTTTGCTAACGAGAATGCTAATGAAATTTGCCCTGGGAAGGGCCGCGGCTGCTTGAACCGTTGGGCCTCCCAGGGCGCTTATTATCCTTATTCGGTGCTGGTTGTTTCTCCGGCGGCTTCTGCTGCCTTTGCGCTCGCCTTTAGCAGCTTTGTCAACCACTCTGGGGCGCTGGCTCCCATCTTTATGGCGTTCTCTAAGATGCTGCCTAGTTCTGTTATAATGTACCATGCCAGTACCAGCGGGAGGACGGCTCCAGGCCAGGTGAGCTGCACTTGCGGGATGTGTTCGCAAATCATTGCCAGGATAATGTCCGCAATGCCCGCCACGACTACGACCATAATTGTGCCGCCCTTGTGCCACAGGCCCTCCCGCGCGGTGGTGCTGCTCCACTCCCCGGATTTGCAAGCGGCCAGGGTGCCGGACAGGTAATCCAGCGCCATAGCCAGCACCCAAATCATGGCCATAATGCCCTTCCAGCCCAGGGCGGCGCTGGCGGTGGTGACTGCTGCCGTGATTCCGGCCTTCATCGCCAATGTACTCTTTTCGTGCATTTTCTTTGTCCTCCCATCATGCGCCGATGTCCATATGAACATACTCGCTGTTGATTGCATATGCATACTTGATTTCCGGCTGAGCTTGTGCGTAGGCCAGCACCTCCGCCGCCGTGTGGCCCGCCACGCAGTAGTCCATGGCGCGACCGATGGTGTGCCGACTGTTGGCCACGCCGCCCACCTCCTCATTGTGCTTGGTGCAGCGCACCCCGCTGGACACAGTTACCGGCGCATTAAAGTGGGCACGCACGCGGTCAGCCGTGCGCACCAGGGCCTCCGCTGGCTCCGCTGGGAATCCATCGCAGTATTTTCCGCACTTGCAGGCAAACTCGCCGCGCTTGAAATACTGGATTTCATTCCAAAATGTACCGGGCGAATCATCGGTTGAGTTATCCGCCGCAGCTGTCTCCGTTCGGACGCGCCCATTGGTCACCGCGTCAATGAGCATTGCTTCGGTAGCGGTTCCCGCATCGCCGTCCACGGTTAGGCCCTCCAATGTCTGGAACGCCTGAATTGCTGCTCTGGTCTTGGTGCCCATTACGCCGTCTACGCTGCCAGGGTCGTAGCCTAGGTAAGTGAGCAGCGATTGGACTTGTTTTGTTGTCATCGGTTTTCCTCCTCTGTCATCGCACCGGAAACATGGCTCCCAGGTTGGCGGGCCATAGCGGTGTGGACATCCTTCGCATGTCACGCCAGCAATTCTGCCAGCTCTTGATACTGGGCTTTGGTCAGGCGGTCGTTGGCGTAGTAGACATCAATCTTTTCCTTCAAGTCTTCCAGCTTTTCGGTGTCGCCGGATGCCTTGTACTTTGCAGCCAGCTTTTTGCACAGGTTGTAAATCATCGCTTACTCCTCCTCTCCGTTCAGCAGTTCCATCATGCAGATGCGTTCCTCGTGGTCGGCGGCAAGCTCCATGAGCAGTTCTTCCGTGTTCCCGGCCTGGGCCGCTTCTTCGGCGGCTTGCCGTGCCGCAAATTCCTCTTTGGCTTTCGCCAGCCACAAGCTGGGCTTCGCGTTTACCCGCTTTTTGGCGGTTGCCAGCGGGCCTCGGATATACACCGGGTACTCGTCCGCCGTGTATACCGTTTGGGCGTTGCCCTCCGCGTCTGTCGTTTGCGTTTGCTCGATGTTTTCCCGGAAATAGGCTACCGCGCCGCCGGGGGCTTCCACGACCTCTCGCGTTTTAGGCCGCTCGCTGTACTGGGTTTTTGCTGTCATTGGATATTAACCTCCTGCATTTTTTGATTGACACGTTCGGGTAAACGTAGTCTTTTCGGAAATTGTAGCTATTGCAGTGCTTAAGGATGCCCCTATAGGACATAACGCCACGGGCCATGTGCGCGGACATATGCGTGGATGCTTTGCGCATTTTTCGGGCGATACGGTACATGAGCCGCTTTGCCAGGATGGTGAACCCTTGGAAGAATCGGTAGGATAGGAACGTCAGCCCACGCAGGTGGATTTGGAACACCTGCCATGTGTGTTTCAGCCTCATGCCCAATTCCACCAGTCGCTTTGCCATGTACTGAACTGCCATGCGCAGATGGCGCTTGTTGCGGCTTACTAGCCCCACATCGTCCATGTATCGGACGAATTTCACATCCGGGAATTTGCGCCTCAGCTCGTGGTCTAGCTCCATTAGGGCGACATTGGCAAGCCAATGACTGACCGGGTAGCCGATTGCAATGCCCACGCCCGTGCTGCTCATAGATGCCATCATTTTCGCGGCAAAGCCGATAATGCGTTCATCCTTGAATCTCCGCCGCAGACCGCGCAGCACGACCCGATGGGGAACGGTTTCGTAAAAATGGTAAATATCCGTTACCCCGCCCCATTTCGGGGGCTTTGGGCCTTTCAGCCACTTCTTCAGTGCCTTCACCGCTCGCGTCTGTCCTGCTTTCGGGATTGAGCCGCAGTTATAGTAATAATTGCAGCGAACAATATAGGGAGTGACAACGATTAACCACGCCTGCATAGCTGCTTGGTCTTCCAGGCACGGTATCATCAAATGCCGGGTCTTACCCTTGTAAGAATCCTGAATGTAAGCCTCTCTTGGCTTATGAAACGTGAATGTCCCGCTTTCCAGCTTGTCGTGGAGGGCAGCGCCGTATTTCTCAGCGTGGGCGGCAATGTGCCTCGCCATATCGTTGTCCTTTTTGTTTTCTCCCATTTCCCGCTCTGCTTGGATGCAGTTTTCCAGCGTTATCATTCGCTCGTATAGATGCCCAATTCGTTTCGGCATTTTTATCGCCTCTCTCTTGCCTGCACGGGCGTTCGAGAATAAACCTACTAGGCCGTGTCCCTGACCCGTGTATGCGCACGGGCGGCTATAATTTTCACCATGGGGTGAGGCTCACAGACGCTGATGCTGCATAAATTGAGCGTCAAGAGAGTGGGGCAGGCACCGTAGTTCCAGTTCGAGTTCCCGGACGAGTTGTTCCAGTTCGCGTACAAGCCATCGTTCGTGCCATTGTTCGCGTTGCCGCCGAACAGCAGGCCGAACCAGACCCGGGGCCGTTTGCCTCTGTGAGCCTTTTTGATTGGTGTGAAGGGTTGAAGTATGACTATTCATTTGGTTATGTCAAGGGGGCGTGCGCGCCCCCTTGACAATCCCCCTCAGGGGGTTTTGAGAGTGGGGCAGGCACCGAAGGCCCAGGACGAGTCCCCGGACGAGTCGGCCCAGAACGCGCACAAGCCACCGCCCGTGCCATAGCCCGCGTCGCCGCCGAACAGCAGGATGGTGTTCGCGGTGGTGTTAATCCAGAAATAATCCCCTTCGGGGTTCGTGGAGTTGCCGCCAACTTCTGTGCAGAAAATCGGGACGGACAGGACGCCGGAGCGGGACAGGAAACCAAGAGTTTTAATCCACCCGCCAGCATCGGCCAATGCAATACCTGTATCGGTGTGGTTCGCTGTGTTAATTGCATCGTAGCCGTCTGCGTCCTCCGCGTCATCTGCAAGCCAGACGTGGTTCGTGTTTGCCTCGTGATATGCTCCGAGGACATACAGCCAGATATTTCCCCAGAAAACCTCGCCGCGATAGTAGCAGTCGGATTTTCCGTTCGTACCGATGTAGCCGGAGCTGGAGCCAATGGCCTCGTCCGCTACGTTAATCAGGCCGTGGACTGACCAGTAGTTTGCGGTTGTGACCGTCACGGCTGCGTCCAGCGTGACATCCAGCAGGGTGCTGTCATCCGCATCGTCCGTGACTGAGACAATGTAGCGGCTTGCCACCTGTGCGCCGCCGTTGGACGTGCCGATGTCGAAAATGGCGTTGGGAATGCAGTTTCCTGCATCGGCTTTCAGGACTTTCACCACCGTGGAATCGGTGGCATCCGCCTGAATCAAATCACTGGACTCTCTATAAAGGCTCGAAACGCCGTTCCCCCACGCGCTCTGGACGTTGAAATCCGCGCCTTCGATGATTGCCATAAGGATAGAACCGTCCAGGGTGAAAATGCTGTCCAGTGTCATGCCTGCGTTCTCGGCATAGGTGTGGATGGTGCTGATTGCTACGCGCTTGCAGGGCATACCGGGCTTCGGCAGCAGGATGGTTTTCTCCGTGCCGTCAATGGTGCGCGTTTCCGCTACGCCGCGCCAGCGTCCGCGAATCTTCGGCTTGTAGTGGACGTAGCCGCCCACGGCCTTGTCGGTAATATCAAAGTACCGATAGCCGCCGTCATCGTAGGACGTGCCCCAAAATTCCGGGGTATACACCCACACGCCGTTCTCGTGGGTGTAGGAAAAGTCTGGGTCACCCTCCCAGGCAATGACGCAGTCGGTGATGTCGTCACCGTCCGTCAGCGCAAGGTAAGCGTCCAGGTCGATGTTGCACAGCTTCCGGCCAGACCATGGGTAGATGCTGTCGAACGGGTTGCTGCAATACTCGTTTACGCTGCCGCTGTGCTTAAAGTTCGTCAGCGTCGTGGTGATATTCGCCGCGTCCCCGGTGCGGGTCATGGTGTGTACAGCCTTGTCCCAGCGTGCGCCGTAGTGGTTCGCGCCCCGGTCTAGGTTCACGTTTCCGGCGCTGTCCGGGGCGATGCCGTTCACCATCTGTACCGCGCCGGGGGCACCTGTGTCGCCCTTGTCTCCTTTGTCGCCTTTATCCCCCTTGTCGCCTTTATCCCCCTTGTCGCCTTTTGCGCCAACGAAAGCGCCGCTGTCCAGGGATTCGTTCACTTCGTCAACCAGCGCCTGGGCATCGTTCACCAGACCTCGCAGAGCTAGCAGCTCGCACTGACTTTGGGGCGTCTTGCCCGCCGGGGCTGGCTGGCAGTCGATGCAGAACGACACGCTGGAAAGCACCGAGCCGTCCTTCTCCACCGACACGTCCGCCACGACCTTGCCCGGAACAGCTAAAACCTGTTCCGTCAGCTCCACGGTCACCGTGCCATCGGAATTGATGGTAGCCGTGTTGTAAATGACGTTTCCGTCCGGCTTTTTGGCCCGGAAAACCGCCTCCGCGTCCGTAGGCGCGGCAATCTTGGAGCTGCCCGCAGTGATGGTAATGCGAATGTAACGGGAGGCATTGTCGCCCTGCTTTGCCTGTACAAACGTGAATGTGCAGCTTTGGGAAATGTCAAGGGTTAAATCCTGTGTGTATTCCATTTAGTTTTCCTCCTTACTGTCTGTGGCCGTCGCCGGTGCGTCTGTGTTTTCCTGGATTCTCACCGCCACAAGATGGTCATAGGCGGCATTCAAAAAATGGGCTTTTGCATTTTCCATAATCAGAGGCCGCAGGGATACAGGTATTTTTTGAGCTGCCATTTCCTGTTCTGCCAGGTAGATAATGCGCTGAGAGATTGCATATAATACTTCGCCTTGTTCCATATTGTTTCCTCCTTAACTCTCCCATAGTCCGTACTGAGCCGAGTAAGAATATGTCGTGGCTAGACCATTTGCAAAAGTGACATCCATCTGCTGTACACCTATCACCGTACCGCTTGCATTGCACAACGGTACAGCGAATGGCAACGTTCCTGTCAATCCCAATGTTGCAGCGCTGTAGCCCACACAAATGCCATTTACAAAGTGGTATTCATTGCTCCACGTCAAATCATCATTTTCATTGGAATAGCCCTGAACCAAACTATTAGATTCCTTCGTATTTTTTACATATATCCCTTTGGAAGCGTTGAGCATCAGCATTCCTGTACTGATTTCCGCTTCGCTATAGGGCAAATTGTCGCTTGCGTAGTATGTGCTGGCTCTAATAGTGCTGGTTCCGTATTTGTTACTAAAAAACAAGGCGCCGCTTGACAGATTGGCATATTGCCCATAACCGTTATCGCACTGCAAGCTTCCGCTTAGGTTTGCATTTTTGCAGGTCAGTATGCCGTCGTCGGTCATACTGGAATAGTCGCTTTCCCACTTGATTTTGTTAGCTTTCAGGCGGATAGAATCCGCATTTTGCTCGATAATGGAAGCGACATTGCTGTCGTCGGTGTACTTGTTGCGCTTCTCCCAATCAC